TGTCGGTACAGGCCAGTTAAAATTAGGGGTAACTGTTGCCATTATGTCAAACCTCCAAATGCGTTTTCCCACTCAAGTGTAGCGTTTACACCTGTCCAAATCAGGCTAGGCGGGCTTACTGTGTCCCATTGTGGCGCGACCAATGAGAAATCTGTAGGGCTTAAGGTAAGCGTTATATCCACAAACTGAGGCGTAGCTCTAATAGCAAAGCCCTCTAAAAAGCCGTTAAAGGATCCGTTAAACATATTGATAGGTAAATCGCTGATAACGATAGGCTCACCAAAAAAGACATCGATGAGTTTGTCACGTTCAGCATCGGGTAACTCGTTGCTGTCTAATCTAAAAGTAAGTGACTGTAGCTGTTCTCTAGGGATGGCGCGTAGTCCTAGCTCGCGATCCATTACATCATTGACGTCTGACAAATTGTGTAGGTTCGAGCTAACGCTGCGCTGATAGCGGCCATAGGTAGCAATAGAGCTAGCATCTAGGGCTGTTGCTTGATTGTTGTAATTATTGCCGTAGTTGAATACCAAAGAGTTACGGATCTTGCCGATCTGTAAAATAGATTTAATACTGCTAGGAGTAGCGTAGTTAGCCGAAAGAGTCGTATAGCCGTTAGCAGAAAGGTAAGCGGTTCTATGGTCTCCATCGGCATATGAGACCCGTCCCTGTTTGTCCTCGTATAAATTTCCGAGTGCGCTTTGAGCGATTTGTGCACAAAGGTTATAGCTGTTAAATGGATCAGCTGAGCGGCTAATCATCTCGTATAGACCAGGCTGATCGATCTCGCCTAGCCCTACATTTTCAGCATTGGCCCACGTAGTCGTAGGATCGTAGTTAAACCATTGTAAAGCCGGTGCAACCTCAAACCATGAGTTAATTAATAGCTCATTAAGGATGTCGAAGATCTGATTGCCATCCTCAGTTTTAGGCAGGGCATCCGGGAACAGAGCTTTAGTTAATTTAGCCAAGGCTCCTACTGCCAATATATTGCCAATAGTGATAAATCCGGCTTCCTCAGGAGAGCGCACGCTAATACCAAAATCTGATACCTCACCGCCAAATACAGGTACATAAACCCCAGCGCTATTTTTAAGCTCTAAAGTCAAAGAGTCGGTTACATCGATGTCAAAGGCTGAGTTATTGGTATTGACAATTTCAAGGCGTGCGTATCCGGCGTTGCATTGGAGGTCGATGTCATCGCGACCAGTTGCCATATTTACGCTTAGTACATTGTCATAAACAGTCGTGCCGATAATTATTTTCCACTCAGGTACCCATGTCATGCTATGTAAACCCCACTACCTCGATTTACAGAGGTACCTCGATATGAGGATTGGTTAAGTACATCTTCAAGGCCTCGAGCAATAGCCTCAGGATCGCTGCCTAAACCTGCATTAATAGTTATGTTGTAAGAGTTAGCAGCTTGTCCAGCATAACGTGATCCGCTAACTGCACCTGATACACCTGCTCCACCTGATAAGCCTTGTAGAAGTGAGGATCTAGCGACATCTTCAACGTTTAAGGTTTTCAAAATAGCAGATCCGATAGAGCTTGCAGCAAGGGCAGCTGTATCCGCTTCGGTTTGTAGATCTAATAGCATAGAGAAAGCATCTGCTCGCGCTTGTATTGCTTCGGATGCTTCGATGAGAGCGGCTGTAGATGCGCCAAGTCCTACGCTCATAGGGATAGGTGCGATGAAATCACCGGCTGGGATACCTGATCCTAGGCTTGCACTTGTAGGGATAGGAGCTTTAGCCGCTGCATTAGCTTGAGCAAGAAGTCTTAACATCTCGGCTATCTTGGCTAAAGCTGCATCAAGGTTACTCAAATCAATAAGATCCTTAGGCTTGAGGCTATCAAGGATCGATTTGATGTCGTAAACCGTTGCACGTTGCCCACTTAAAACACTTAGGATCTTTAGATCTGCATTAAGTTTTGCAGTAGCAGCTTCGATTGCCTTGATGTCACCGGCTGCGATTGCTTGCTCTAGCTCGTACATAGACTTTTTAACGTTAAGGCGAGCAACATCGTTTGCGATAGCGAGCATCTGAGCAGCGTTAGTAGTCTTACCTAACTGATCGGCTTGATTGATAAGGGCCGCGTTGTATTGGATAGCCTCAATATCAAAGACGTTTTCGCCCTTGCCAAGTAACAGGTTAGCCTTATCGATTGCGTTTTGTAGTTGCTTTTTCTTTAGAACATCGGCAGCTGACTTAGCCTGATCTTTAATAAACTTAGCTAGTTGCTTATTACGAGCGATAGCCTCTTGCTCTGCCTTTTTACGTGCCTCTTCGCGCTTTTTGTATCCGCCATCGCCGGCGGTAGGAAACATCAAAGGGCCTGTGTTTAATGGCTTGACATTGCTGTTTTTTCTCATGGCATTACCGAGAGCACCTATAGCAAGTGCAGCAACGCTAATAGCTGTAAACCATGGAGCCCATGCAAGGCCGATAGCAATACCGGCTGCCACTAAGATTGGCTGAGCGATCTTTACTTCCTGTACAAGGTATCCGAACCCTGTAATGGCATTAGTGAGCTTTGTAGATAAGTTCTCGATAGTTTGAGCTGCGCCGCCGGCACCATTAGGCCCTGCTAGTCCACCTAAAGCATCGACTAGGCCTCCACCGATACGAGCCTGAGCTTGATTGACTGACTCTGAAAGTATCGCCATCTTTCCGCTAAGGCTTGCTGCCGCTTCATCGGCTGCGCCTAGGGTATCTGTAGCTATCTTTTCTAGGATCTCATCGAAAGTCATGGCCGCTAGTTCGGCTTTTGTCAGACCTAAACGGTATGTAGCAAGTCCTTTAGAATTACCCACATAGGCATTAGCTAAATCGGATGCGACAGCTGCTACATCGGCATTACGAGAGGCAGCTAGATCGAGAGCTACGTTCATGATTTCGGTCGATTTAGATACCGATCCGGTGGCTGAGAGTAGAGCTTGCATAGCCGGTACAGCTTGAGCTCCTGTTACGCCGTAGAGCTTGCCGATCTGATCTACATAGTTTGAGACTGCCGGAGCATCAAAAGCTAACCCTAGATTTTTAACAGTATTAGTAAGAGCAATAGTCTCACGTTGGGCATCTGCGAATTCTTTAACGGCAGAGCGAACAGCCAAGCCAAGAGCAGCGCCTCCAAAAGCAACACCAAAAGATGAGCCAAGAGATTTAACAGTTTTATTAAGTTTGTTAGTAGCTGTCTCAGCTTGCTTAAAAGCGGTCTTGCCTAAAAATTCTGCAATTATCTTAATATCTAAATTAGTACCGGCCATTATGCAACCTTCCTAACGCCACGTGTAGCAAAGCCTGAGGTCTTGCTCATAAAGAGATCATTAGTTTTCATGATCGCCCTTACGACAGCTTCGTTAGTTTTACCGTTATCGGCTGCCCACGCACGATAGATAAGACGGCCTGTAGATTTACGTGAAACCTGCCCTCTTTGACCAGCTACGCGAGGTTTAGCGTTTACGAGTATTCCTGTTGCATTAGCAGCATCTACAAATTGTCTACCGGCATTAGGGTTATTACTCTTGCCGAAATTCTTACCGGTTGAGGTTATGTAACGATGTTCACCGACACCGGTATCTTTACGGAAAGTAGGGATTACTACTTCTCTAGTTTTGCCCTGAGGTTGCCCACCAGGATTTTTACGTCCGGCTGTTTCATAGATAGCACCGGCAGCATTAGCATTAACAATACGTACAGATGATGCAAAGCCATTTTTATTTATTTTAGATCGAGCTGTGCTTAGTCTTATGCCGTTACGTATAGCTGCCGCATTATAGATTGGAAAATTACCGCCATCTCGGCCCCAGTTAGATAGGGGAGGAGTAGCGGGTACAAATCCTCGAGCAGCATTTACTACGTTTTGAGTGGCAAGAGTTAAATCTTTCTTAAGCTGTTTATCTAAATCCGGCGCATATTGCTTTAAGGCTTTACGGAGCTCATCAACGCCGCTTAGTTCTATGGGCATCGCTTGTCTCCTTCGCTTCATCCTTAAGCCCTTGCACAAGTGCATCGAGCATTGTCTTATCTAGATCTAGTAGCGCTTGAGGCGCGACCCCCAGTCGGATACTTAATCTTGCGATCAGGTATGTAAATGGGAGGTCGCGCTTCAGGCTAAAGGGTCGCTATCTAAAACCTCAACAGACTTTAGTGTTTCCACAAAAGCCTCGCCGAAAGGTTTAGGTGCCTGTCCCGCACGCTTTGTTATTTCCCAAGCCAAGTAGTAGACCATCGACTGTTGCTCCATTTCGCGAAACGCTTTATGAAACCCAGTTTTGTAAAACTGCTCGAAGGCATATTCAACGGCCGGCGAGATTTCGCCTTCCAGTTCTGTGCCATCGTTACGTACGATCTTTAGTCTTGCCATGGTTTGCCCCTTTGTTAGTTAGTTGATTACCAAGTGCCACTAGTTGCTACTACTGTTTTTGAGTTACATGTAAAAGTCAAATCCATCATGCCTTCATCGGCGACAGCACCGTTGAGGGGAGTTAGATTGTCTACCAAAAATGTACCGGTGTATAAAACGTTGTCAGCTCCTACTGCAG